CAACAGTTACACCGTTGGCGCCTGTAACTTCCGATATAGTATTTACTTTTAATTCACTCATTTTTTATTCCTTTGGATTATCGTCTTTTACTTTTTTAATTGATTTGTGCCATTCTCCAGTTGCATCTAATTTTCCGGCAGTCATGTCGTGGTATAGTTGGTCTAATTGTATATTTGTTCTTGGGTATTCTGATACTCTTTTAATAATTACTTTTTCTGCATCAGTTACAGTAGCTGCTGTCCATGTAGCTATTTGTTCTTTAGTTGCATATCCAATATCTAAATCTGATTCATCATAACCCAACCCAGAATCTATAAAAGATTGTAAATCTGCCGCATTTGATTCAACCCCTCCAGACATTGTTGCAATAACTTTTCCAGTAGTTTTGTGTTTAGCATATCTCATTTTCATATTTTATCCTGTTACTATAATTGCATATTTTAAAGTTACATCTGCGGGTGTTCCATTAACGGCTTTTGTTAATGTGCAATCATCATCATTCCATGCAGTAATAGTTAGATTATGAAATGTAGCACTTCCAAAAGCTAATCTTCCTAGGACATCGGGATTTGCATCAAAAGCACTTGTTCCACTTTGTTGTAAATAGTTATAAGCAACTGCATGAGCTGAAGATGTTGCACCAGTTTTTACTGCAAAACCAATACTTATATTATCTTCATCAGTAGCATTTGTTGTAGCATTTGGAGCAAAAATACAATGTGCGGCTGTAGGGACAAATCCCATAGATGATAAAGAAATAGTACCCGTTGTTCGAGAACCAAATGTACCTTCAAATAATTTAGATTTTCCGCCTATATAGTCAAAGAGCCTTAGTGCTGTTGTTTTTCGTAAAGTACCACCTGCCGCATCATCTACTAAAAGTAAATCTGCGTCTGCTATTGCGGCACCTATATCTGTTGCACCTGTTAATACTGCTGTAGCTAATTTTCCTATTGTAACTTGCCCGTCTGCTAGGTGTGCCGTATCTATAGAACCATCTGTATAGTGTTCTGAATTTATAGCGTCATCAGCAATTTTTGCTCCTGTGATAGCGTCTGCCGCTATTTTACCTGCAGTTACATTTAAGTCAGCAATGTGTACTGTATCTATAGAACCATCAACATAAGAATCTGAATCAACAGAATTTGCACTCATGTTTGCTTCTACTACAGAGTTAGCAGTTGTAAGTTTTGCATCCTTAATATTTAAGCCGTCAAGAGTAATACCATTGGCTGATGTTTTTTCTGATACTGTATCTACTTTAATTTCACTTGCCATTAATCAGCCTCCTCAATCGTGTTACCATCTGCTACCCATTTAAGAATTTCTTGGTAGTGCGTATTTTCTTCATCCATAGGTACTGAATACTTAACCCCACTAATAGTTGCATTGACAGATGTATTGTTATTATAATCATCTTTCCAATATTTTGCTTTTGTTATTGCCATTTATAGCTCCGCTGTTATTGTCATTTATAGCTCCGCATCAAATCTTAATCCTGTTGCATCACCGCTTGGTTGTACTCCTGTTGCATTTCCTACAACTAAATTCGCTGAACCAATATTACAATCAAATCTTCCTCCTGTATTAGTAAACGTGTTGACACCGCTTGAGGTAACTGCACCCGCAGATGCATTAGCGGCTGTTAATAAAATTGCAGTAGGTAAAGTAACTGAAGGTACTGCTCTTTTTGGAGAGCAAAGTAGAAACATCATTCCTCTTGTGGTAATTACAGCTTGTCCATTTGCCAATAAATTATTATCAGCCGCACCTCTAATTTCCAAATATCTTTGACATCTTGATAAATTATCTCCAAAGCTTTCATGTTGAAAAGGTGGTATAGTTGCCGCTGTGTAAGTACCTACTTCTACTTGTATTCCTGTAATGTGAAAATTATTTGAAGTGTTATCAAAATGATTTACTTGACCTACTGCTCTATTTGCAGTTGTTGGAGAAGTCCAAGTTTCTGATAGAGTTCCAGATTGATAATTAGCACCAGCACAAAGATACCATTGAAAAAATAAAGAAGTAGCATTATCATCATCTAAAGCACCAGATGTATCGGCTGGAATATTTAATACTTTTTTCTCCCAAGTGTTAGTTGTTGAAATTGTAAATGCTTTTGAAACTTGTCTAGTATTATCATTATCATATATTTCAAAGATTGATGTTCCTGTCTTGGTTGCTTTTACCCAAAAAGCAATAGTAATTGTTTCTGCATTTGCTGTTCCTTTTTTAAACACTTGTAAATCTTGTCCTTCAATAGCTGTACTTAAAAGTGCGTGTTGGTCTGCACCTAAAGAACTGTCTACAGTAGTAACATCAATTTTAAAAGCGTTTGCAAAACCGTCTAAATTAGCATTGCCACTTGTTAAAGACTCTTGTGTAAAAGTAAGAACTGCGTCAGAGTCATCACTAAATTTATATCTATCAATAGTGTGATATCCAGTTGCGTCTACTCCTGTAACTGAAGCTGACCTTTGAGCCACAGCCATATTTCCGTTTATAATTATTGGATATGCATTAGGTCTAAATCCTACACCACTAGCTAATTTTCCAACTGTAATTTGTCCATCTGCTATGTGTGCCGTATCTATTGAGCCATCTACATAAGAATCGCTGTCTACTGAGTTAGCACTCATGTTAGCTTCTATAACTGAATTTGCAGTTACAAGTTTTGCATCTTTTATACTTAAACCATCAATTGTAACTCCATTTGCTGAAGTAACTTCTGACACAGTATCTGTTTTTACTATATTATTTACACCGTCTAATTCTACACTCATACTATTACCACGTTACCTGTTAGGGTCATTACACTTGTAAATGTAACAGGCCCTGCTAAAACAGCATTTTCTATTGTTTGACTTGCATCCATTACAGCTGTATGATGTAAAACAGATTCATTGGGTGCTGTGCACCCAATATACTGTATTCCATTAATTGTAGCTAATTCACTCATATAATTATCCTATTCACTTATAGTATCTACGTAACTTACCCAAATATCTAAACCGCTTGCAGTATCACAGTCATGTGCTAACACATCACCACTTTCTAAAACAATTTTTGCCCCACCTTGGATCAATTCAATTGACCCTCCAGGAGGAATTGGAGTTGATTTACAGATATAATAATAATCATTAGATCCTTGATGTACATACACATCTACCTTAATTGTGGTGGTAAGAATGTTTGTACAACGAATACCTATAAGAGCGTCAAAATTACCTGCAGTCAGAATATCTGCTGCTGTGGTGCCTTGCGCTCTTGCAATCTCTCGTCTAAAATCTTGAGCCATGTTATATCCTAACCTACATCATCCAGTAAAGCTGCTACGATACAGTTAACTGTTGCGTCACCTGTTCCGCCAATATCAGCACTAATAGCATGTAAATTCGCTACTGTAGTATTCGGTAATCTAGCGTACCAGGACTCGCCTGCTCCAATAAATACTCCATCTACTAAATCGTGAGCTGCTGCTCCACCATCGAAACATACAATCATGCCATCGCCTGCACTTAAATTTTTAATAAATATAAAATTAACTTTATCTGCTGCTGCTACTGCCGTTGGTGCTGTGTCATCATCTACCGCTGTATAGTCTGTAAAATTTCCTGCTATTAAATCAGTGCTTGTTGCTGTACAAGCTGTTAACTTGTAATACCACTTATCATTTGCATCAACGGGTGATAAACTCATTGAACCACTAATTGTTTTAGCAATTTCATCAGGCAATATTGTAGCTGTAATAGTTACGCTTGCTGCATCTGCCATATTATAATCCTCCTAAAATTGACAATTTGTTATTTTTCATAAAGCGATCGCCATTGCCGTAGCGAAGCCTTTTGTTGCACTATTCGAAGGATCAATCCCGTTTATAGTAGTTACATCTAAATTCGCTAAAGCATTAAACACTTCATCCGAACCATCTGAGAAAATTGCCGTATCTCTACCAGCTGGTAAAGTGTAAGTAACAGCAGCCCCACCTGATTGAAAAGTCAAACTAGAATCTGTATCATTTTGTACAAAATAGTGAGCTTCTATATCTGGTAAAGTAATTGTTTTTGTTTCACCAGGTGTTCCTGTAAACACTAAAATTTTATTACGACCATTTTCATCTACATAAGATGTTGGTTGTGTAGTAAAAGTTAAAGTAGTATTTGCTGACACTGCTATGGTTGCAAAACCACTAATGGAATCTTCAATTCTATTTAAGTTATCATTAGTTTGTGCCCCCCAGGTTCCATCATTTTCACCTGTGGCCATTAACCTTAAACCTAAATTACTCCATGTTGATGCCATAATTTAATCCTTACGCAATTCTAATAATTGCATTTGATGCGTCAGCTGCTGGAAAAGATACTGTAAAAGTACCGCCTGTTACAGTGTAGTCTCCACCAAAATTAATTACCATTACTGCTGAATTTGAATCTGAGGTATTGTGTATTAAACAACCTCTAGTTGTAAATGTAGCAGATGTCCATGAAACGTCTGCAAAATCTGTTATCGCTGTTGTACCTGAATTAGTTGGATTAACATTTGTTAATGCTTCTCCAGCTGTTGTATATCCATTTCCGTTTGCTAGCTCATCTGATGCGCCAGTCATATCTGAGTAATTTGTAGTTGCTGCACCATGAGTACCTGTAATACTTGCATTGGCTTTAAATAAGGCTATTTTGAAAGCATCAGCTCCATTATTGAAGTCATGATCACCTTCTAATAGTTCCTTCTTAAAAGTTGTGCAAAGTGCTGATGTTAATCCTGCCATATTTTATCCTTTTATCTCACCTTGTTTGAACTCGTCAGTTCTTTTTCTTGCCATTTCTTGTGCTAAGAAAGATTGTAGTGATCTATCGTACAATCCCTGAAACCTTTGCACTTGATCAGGCGTTTCTTTCATAAAGTAACAAGATTCTAAAACACTCGCATACAATATTACATCAGGAGCATAGTCACCAATAT